GCATCCAGTTCCGGCACCACCTTGGTACGAATAAACTCACCCACCAGCGTGCCAAAAGCCATCCCCAGCGTTTCCTCATCGCTCATCGCGTCCACGCTGAATGCCCGACCCCGATCTTTGGTCAATTCCAGTGCTTCCCAGACACCGGTCACATTACCTGCAGCAAAACCCGTCGCCCGGTCATAATCACCCAACCCCACCATGCTTGTTTTATACACATACACAGTTCGGGCATCGTTATGATCCACCGGCTTGCTCAGGCCATCCAGGCGCGCCGTCAGCGATTCTTTCTTGTAAATCTCATCCAGAATCGGCTGGAACTTCTCCGCCAGCTCAATCCCGTTAATAGTTGTTAAAGCCATTTCAAATCTCCTATTTATTCTTCAATAGGCAGCCCCGCCGCTGTTCTGGCTGCGGCCACCATTGAATCGGTTACTTTTGTCTTTCCTTTCCCACCCAACACGATCTTTGGGGCGGGCTGGTCAGATTCAAACAAATAATCATTTTCTTCTTTGATCACCTTTAGCTGGTCATCCAGGTCAACGATCTTGCCGCCCTCTGCCAGTTTCAGGTTTTCAAAGTTCAGCAGCGCCTTCACCGCCTTGGGGTTCTTTGCCTTGGCTTCCGTTAGCGCACCTTCCAGTGCATGGTCAAACTTCAGCTTCTCAATCTCTGCAGCGGCTTCCGCCTTAGCCTGCTCGGCCTTGGACTTCCACTCGTCAGCAGCGGCTTTGATCCCGTCAACGTCCAGCTCCTTGAAACCCTCAATCGCTTTAGTCGCCTCTTCAAGCTGTCCCTGCAGTGCTTGCACCTGCTTTTCAGCTTCCGTCAGCTGCGTTTTATGAGTTTCTACGCTCTTGCCATACAACTTCATGATCGCGTCAATCTGTTCATCAGCAAGTTCCAACACTTTCAAATCTTCACGCTTCATATCGGTTCGAATCCTTTCACTTCGTGTTTTTTACGTGGTAACGGCCACGCTGTGTTGGCCAGGTATCGCCCTGGCCGATCGAAACAAAAAAAGCCACGCCCTCACGATCTCTCGTGAAAAGCGTGGCTGGTTTGCCAGTCCTACGGCTCTGTTTTGCCCTTTTTCTGTTGGGCTAATCTATATTTATTATATCATATGTTCAGTTAATAACAAATCATTTTTCAAACCCAGATACTCAGTATTTGGGGCGTATTTCTTGACTTCTATCTTCCATTCCTGTATAATGGTATCAGGTTCTGAGGTGGGAAGTCGCTTCCCACACCTCCGCAAGGAGGGAGATGGCAAGTCGCGCGATGCTGGACGGGACCCCAAACCGGTGCGATTCCCCAAAAGGGGTCAAGGCCGGTTTTTTTATTTCTTTTTTGTCCACCGTTCCTGCAATATTCCATTCTCACAATAAATATATAATTTGCTTACTCTGAACATAGTCCAAATTTTCGCCCGTGTACCCTTGAAATTAATTACAACATTCAAAAATGGTAAATTCTTTTCACCGATATAAATAATATGAGCAATATTTACACTACCACGACGGGCACTGCGCGGAACGTTTTCCACAAACATGGGATCGGAAATTGCCTTTAACACTAAGTCTTGATTTTTTGCTAACCATTCCCGATCTTCTTCATGCGTTTTCCAAATATGTGTGCCTTCTCTCTTTGTTCAAGAACTATCTTATCAGACATAATTTGACTGTCATTATATTGACTTGAATAATCAATCAAGCGGCTTACTATAAACTGTTTCTGTATCTATTGATTGGAGATCAAACAGCTTCCCCTGTTGCGCCATCTGCAGATCACGATCAACGCTTACAGACGGCACAAACCCCATCCGCTCTCGCTCATACTTCCGGCTCAAGCCCGTTTGCTTTAAAAAGTCCTTTAAGCCCGCCCGCAATTCGCGTGCTTTCGCTTGCTCCTCAAAGCTGTCTCGCCCCGCGGCTTCCAATGCCGCCTGTTCTCGCCGCGCCTTCCGGATCTCTCGCTCAAACTTTCGCTGTATTTGTGTGGCGTCATAATAGCTCATTTCCTTACCGTTATAAGTCACCGTTGCATTGGCGTATTCATCCAACGTAGCCTGCTTGTAGGCATTCTCACTGATCCCTTTGAAAAACGGGTAATGTGAGTGCCGGCAATTATGTGTTATAATATTATTGGCAAAATACCATTCACCTTCGGTAGAAAGATTGTAAACATGGATAAACGAACCTTGCGTAGATTTCCTCTCAACACTGACGACGTTATCGGAATGTATAACAATGGCATCGCCACTACTACTATTGCAGACAAGTACGGCTGTTCCCCCAGCGCTGTTATCAACTGCCTGAAGCGGAATGGTGTTTATGGAGGTAGATACGATTGGGAATCCTACATCCGCCGCACTTATGGAGTTGAGCCCGCCGATCTTCTGCATATGTACAAATCTGGTATGTGGAAGAACGAAATTGCCAAAGTCACGGGAATATCCGAGGGAGCGGTTGGTAAATATCTTGAGAAACTGGGCATACCAATCGCTAATAATAGATCTGATGCTATGAAAAATAGAATTGATCGAATGACCACCAAAGAAATTAAAGAGCTTACGAAACCCGCTCACGATGCTGTTAGAGGTATGAAGCGAACTAATATTGACCTCGCCAAACGCGCCAGAGGCAAAGAGAAAACTGGGAAGCTGCACGGGAAAGCCGAAAAAGACCTTTATTGGTATCTTGTTAACTTGGGTATAAAACCGATCCCACAAAAAGCTATCTGGATATACAACATCGATCTCATGATCGGCAACGTCGCCGTGGAAGTTACCGGCAGAGGCAGGAAACGTGCTAACTATACTGCCTACATTGAGCGTACTAAATACTTGCTGAATAAGGGGTTGGCTCTTATTTACGTTTGGGCTAATTCTGCTTTCCCTATCGAGATTGGAGCAGCTGAATACATTGTCTCCTTCTGTGATCGCGTCAGCAGCAACCCATCCATGTTGGGTAAGTATTGGGTGATTAGGCGTGACGGTAAGCTCATGACCTCTGGTGGTTCTGATGACAATGAGTTCGCCGGCATACTTACGCCTGTACGCGGCACGTATGCTCGGACCTGATACTCTTGTATCTCCAACAACACAATTAATTCCATAAAGACCGGTGATTGTCATATACCCCGTGACTTCGTAGAAGTTCGGATACGCAGCATTCGCCGGGTCTTTGCCCCTGGTAAACACCTGCCCCTGCCACATCTCATGGTTTTCCGGCACATCACCCTTGTTTCTGGCTCCCAAATGCGCCGATGTCTGGACCAGGTCCGTACCCATCTCATCAGCCCGTGCTTCGGTCAGCTCGCCTGCGGTTTGTGAGACCCCTGTCAGCACCGCCCGCCGGACTGCCACGTCAATCTTGTCCCGGTGCCCGCTTTCATAGTAGATCACCTCCAGTCCCTGGCCCGCCATCTCTTTCACCGCTTCACGTACGGCCGTTGCATAATCCAATGCGCCCGTGGAAATCTGCATATATGCCAGGTCGGTCGCAGCAATAAACAGCTCCTGCCCTGAACGTGCCGTGGTCAGAGTCAGGTTGCGCAGCAAGCCGGCGGTTTTTCGGAGCCCAATACTCAGTATTCGTGTCATCTGTGGGGACAAATTCAACGGCAATGGCTTCAACCCCGCCGCTTTATAAATCGCATCATCAAAGCGCATGGCGGTCACGCCCGCTTTTTCAAATATTCTCCGCAGGGTGCGCTCACTCTCCCCCGTCAGCTCCGCAATCCGATGCAGTAGATCATCATAAAGCAGTCCGGCTTCAATCATCCGCTGTACCTGCCAAGCGGCGCTGGTATACAGTTGGCTCGCCACCCGCCGGGCAATGTCTTCTAAAATCGAGATGTGAAATCGTTCATATAAATCCAGGATCGGACCCGGAAGCACGTCCAGCTGGTCGGAGGTTAGCATAATAGTTTTTTATAAATACTCAGTTTATCTATTCTGGCAATCGATGATCATAGATCGCTCATCAATACGCCCGGCATTTGTTGTGATTTTGCAAGATACCCTGTAACGGCTGCCGGATGTTCCCCCTGACAGCCAAACGGTAACAGTGTCATCCGTTGCGCTGTCGCTATCCAGGGTGATACCAGACTGTGCCGTTACGGTGTAACTTGAGATTGTTTCGCCGGTTGCCAGCCATCCCGTCCAGTCGAACACATAATCCAATACTGCCGACGGGTCTTTCAATGGGTTTTGTAATGTCAGTGACATTTGACCTCCAGTGTTCTATTTTCGTGCGGAATTGCGAATGTTCTGTTCTCA